AGTAACAGCACCAGAACAAGTTATTACTACATTAGCTTCTAGGGTTGGAGTAGCTGGTTCCCAAGAATCTCCGTCCCATTGAAGAACATCATTATTAGAGGCACCAGTTCCTACATCAGACAAAGCACCTACAGCACTACCTGTAGTAATAACCTTTTCTCCAGATGTAAAGGTATCCTCAAGAGCAATAGGTTCCCAAGAATCTCCATCATAATATAGCATATCATTTGATGAGGGTGCAGCACCTACATCAGGAATAGTAGCAAGAGTCATGTTATTAGCTGCTGTTCCTGTATGGGTCCTTACCCACGCTGTGGTAGCAAGCTTAGTTGAACTATCTGTATTAGCTTGAGTATCTGCAGTAATTGTACCACCAGTAGCATCCCAAGCTCCAGTTAAAGCCACGCTACCATCAGCCAATAGGTTAGTAGAAGATTGTACTACATCCCACTGTGCTCCATCATATCGAAGTACAGTACCTGTTGCTACATTACCAGCATCAGCAACGCCATTACCTGTAGTATCAATAGACCATCCTGAGCCTCGTGAAGTTGTTCCAGATCCTGTGTGTGTTACAGTCCAACCTGCACTGGCAGTACCTAGCGCATAAGTTGTAGCAATATCTACACCGCCTTTATAAACAATACCAACACCCATAAGATTTACAGTATCTTTTAGTGCTTTACCTTGATTAGCTGATAAAGGTTTTGAGGTAGAGGTAGAAGTTAAATTATCTATTGTAGCAACTTTAAGATTTCCACCTGAGAACTCTAGACTATCTCCAGAGAGATCTACTACTAAAGGACTAGCAACAGACCCAACTCCAGCAAGACCATCACCTATATTTATACCACCCATGTTAGCTGCGGGTATTAAACCAGTAGCATCTAGGGGACATATACCACTAGGCTGACCCATTGCAGGGTGTATGTTGTGTATGTTTTGCCACAGGGTCATAAGTTCTTGGGATAAGAAAAGAAACTGATCGTCTGCATAATTTAGGTTTGAACTTGTTATCTTAGATCCGGCAGTCCATGTCACTAGTTTCTGAAGAGCGTATGTTTTGCGTAAGATATATATGGTATCACCAGAAGCAATAACAGGTAAAGTAATATCTGCTGCTCTACCACTTTGTGTGGTTGTCCATGTATAGTCTGCGGCTGTTTCTGAAAAAGTAATTATACCTTCGTCAGTATCAAATGTATACATAGAACTACCACTATTGTTACTATTTGGTAGTGTCCAGATAGACCAAGCTTCATCAGATGTAACTATGGGAGAAGGAGTAATTGCAATCGTACTGATATCAAACTTACGTACAACCATAATCTCATCAGTATCTGCAGTAGAAGAACCAAGTTGCGTAGTACTATCAAGTAAAGAAGAGATATCTACCTTATATTCGTTTCCGGTAATATCACTTCCTGTTTTTTTGATAAAAGTTAACTTATCTGAATTATTATCAATTGCCACGTTACATTCTCCTATGTAGTTAAGAAGTGATGAACCCTCTTGAATTTTCCTGAGAGTTCTAAGTTTGTTAAGTTCATTGGGTTAGGATAATCCGAACTAATAGTAATTACTAAGTCATCTGAAAAACCCATTAAAGGAAATTTAAATACCCCATCTAATTCATAAAAATTATCTCCCAATAAGGCTTCAGTTGAGTCTATAGTTTCATGTACAAAGGAATAAACCTTAGCAGTTCTACCCTTTCGTTGTACACTGATATCGTAAGATCCTGTGATATGGTGTCTAGCTATGCCATATCTAAGATTTAGGGTGCCGGGAATAATATTGTTTTCATCGTCTCGTATAAAGATATCTGATAAAGTAACTAATGCAGTATATTTAGTTCCAGCTATTCCACTACCTAATCCAAGATAGTTACCATCAACTTCTACTCTAGTAAAATTATCCGTAGATCCTGAAGTAGCTATTGTAATATCTAATATAGAACCAGAGAAATCTCCACCCTGACATATAAACTGAGATAAACTTTTTAAGGATGTATCTAAGTCAAAAGTAGTTTTATTGGTACTAGGATCATAAGATATATTTGTTGCTGAAGCTGGGGTTCTATTATCAATCCTAGATATATTACCACTCTCAGGAACTAAAGAAAGTTTATGTAGTTGTATGATATCCTTCTCAACAGCATTCCTTTGTTGAATTACAGCATAAAGAAAATCACCTATAGAAATTATTGAGTGTATTTTCGCATCGGTATTTAGCGTAAAGGTAAAGAAAGCATTCTGAACAATCTGCTCTCCAGCAGTTTGGTTTCTATAAACAAACATAGTATTACTAGGCTCCTCACCACCAACAGCAAATATCATATTGTGAGCTGTTGATACAGTAGATGTCCAATAGTTATCTGGAAGATACTCTGGTGTGTGTCTAGATAGTTCAAAAGCTTGTTGACCCGATGCCTCTCCAATTGGAAAGTAAATATACAATCTATTCTTAGCGAAGAAGAATAGGTTATTGTTCATAACCAAAGGAGCCATGTCTTCTGTCATAGGAAAAAAGGATGTAGGTGCAATCTCAGCTGTTAGAGGAGAAATTTGATTCTCTGAACCCATGAGTTCGTATTGAGTATCTCCTGAAGTTCCTAGGAATAAGAAGTCTTTGAAGGGTTGTAAGAAAGTAATAGGGGTATATATATTTGAAGATACCTTAAGGTCAACAGGATCTCTAAAGGTTATGTTAGTAGGATCATCTAGAAAGAAACTATCAAAGTTTCCAATACGAGATGATATAAGAGTGTCTTCAGATGATAAGAATAACCTATCACGATAATATGAAATAGCTTTAATAGAAGATTGTTTAGCCTTACCATTAGAGTCTTTAAAGAAAGAGGGTCCAGGATTACTTTTTGTTGTTCCAGAAGTTCTATGATCCCAATCTATCTTACGGATTGACCATTGTGGATCATCTTCACCATCATCATTTTGATTAGTAACATCTAGGTATATTTGCATAGGCATTCTATTTTGATCTATAACACCCATTTCGTCGGGTGTTCTTAGTTGTTCTAAATAGGGTGTAGTATCATTATTAATAACACGATACCATCCAGCTGTGCTGCTTAGATAAGCTTCACTTAGGTAATATACTTTACCTCTTCCTTCTGAATCTCCTGTATTTGGGTATAGTTCACGTATGGTTTCTTTAGTATCCGAATCACCATTCCATGCAGGTAGATCATTAGCATCTGGAGGAAACTTAAGGTCAGACCATTTACTAACAGATTGACCTAAGTATAGAGTTTCTCCGTTAGGATATACATAGTCTTCAACAGGGATATAAGATGTATCATTTCCCGTGTCTTCCCATAGTAAATTTACAACACCGTCGGCATCTACTGGAGGATCATTATTTCCTTCAGCATCCTCACCTGACGAATTAGTAGGACCAGGTAAAGCAGTACTATCTAAACTATCCTTAACTTTATATATACTGCCGTCGTATATAGCTGTTTCACCCCAAATATAATCACTAAAAGAAGTCCATACCTCTGCCTTACCCGCTGGATCTACTTTAATTGAGGATTGGTATTCAATTTTACGACCCTTAATATCTGTAGTTGTAGTTTTTTCGCCATTCATATCGAACATATAGTTATCAGTTCCATCGCTAGTAAAACCAGCCTTAGCTACTGTGTTTAATACTAGGACAGAAGATCCAACAGAACAAGCTCTTAGATTATCTTTAGCCTTACCCATACCAAAAGTTAGATAAGATCTAATATCATTTGAAATATTTGGATCTACCTGTTGTTTAGATAAAGACCCATCATCTTCTAGCTTATATACATAAAGAAGATCATCATTAGCACCTGCCTTGTAGTCAATGCTAATAAGATACTGTTGTTTTCTACCAACAAGAAACCAGTACCACCAAAGATCTTTATTCTCTAATGCAGGAATACCAAGATCTGCTCCAAAATCTCCTACTATCTCAAATCCGTTTCTCTTATCGATAGATCTTTCTGTAGTACAGAACATGTTATCCATATCTTGTACTTCGCTAGGTAGTCTTTTAGTAGGAGCTTGACGACCCACACCACCACTGAAAGTATTTAGGGGTATCTTTACTGGAAAATACGATGATCTCTTAGCCATGCTTATCCTCCAGGATTAGTTGTTTGCCAGTATCTTAAGTAGGAGGAGTCTCTGTTAAATGCATTACGATTTCTAGCTTCTGTAAGCTTAGCCGAAGAAGCTGAGAACACAGTCCTACGACGGTCATCGAGGTCTGCTCCTTTACCCTTAGCCATATAGACTCCCTCTAAACCAGCCAAGTAATTATCAGCATCACCATCGCCTTGAGTAATCATTTGGTATTGTCTAGCAGCAGCAGCTAATATAGCTCGTTGAACTGGAGTATCCATGTCTTCCCAATTCACAGCCTGAATAATTTCAATAATATATTCAATATTTGCAGCCCATTGAGCAGTTTGGTCTGTTACATTCCATAGATATTTGGAAGTAGTTCCTTTAGATATACCTATGATACGATAGTTATCTACGCTATTGTGATCAGACAATAACTCAGCTGATAATGTATCGTAAGGTGCTGTCGGTAATGCTATTTCTCCCTTAGCGTCTAAAGAAGTTTTCTTAATGTATCGGTTATTAGCAATTCCTCTCATTTGAAAATCACGAATAAATTGATCTAAACAAAACTGAGCAGTCTCAGTATCAAGACCACTATTCTCATCTAAGTCGGATACTAGGGATTCTCCTGCCATCAACAACATGTTATTTACTGCATCTAGTTTAGAAATACTTCCCATTGTGATCCTCCTTTAGAAATTTAAGAATATGTGAAATTTGAAGATAGTGCTAAGATATAGGCAGCAGTTGTATTTGTTGCCCGAACTCTAGAAACACCTATAGGAATTAAGGTACCTACTGGAACAGCTTTAAAGAGAGTAGTTGTACCACTCTTAGTAATTACTTCTACATCTCCTGCCCCCCCTACATAAAGGGCTTCGCAAGGTAGATTAGTTTGTGCATTAGAGTCATGCGGAGTAACTGCTACCGCGTCTTTATATTGATTGTAAGCCATACAAATCCTCCTTTTAAAAAAGCCCCTTGCCCCCCAGAGAGGGGCAAGAGACGTATATGAATAGAGTAACTAATGTTACGCTACAGTGTAGCCATCAGCATCCACATCCAAGAATCCTGATGCACGCATAGCAGTACGGTTACGAGAACCGTCTGATTCCGTTTCAGGATCGCCAAAGCCATGAACAATAGCAGCACATTCAGGACGTAGAACGCCTGTACCAGCCATCATCGAAGCAACCGTGAAAGCTGTATTTCGACGAACATCATCAACAGTGTCTACCTTTAGACCCTGTAAACGAATACCTGCAATAGCCTCTGGAGTCCACATAACCGCACGAACACCTTGCTTAAGAGCTGCAGTATTAGTCTGATTGATAGTGAAGTCAAGATTGTACTTGTCTTCACCGAGTGTATTACCACCACTTACATTCCCCATGGTATCACCAACATGGTTACTCTTAACGAGAGTACAACCCATGTACTCAAGAGTATCGTGTAGTTGACCATAAGAATTAGTCAGTGGACCACCAAGACCAGCTTGACCAGTAAAGTAGCTTTGTCGACCACCATCGTCGAAGTCAGTACTACCACGAGCCACGCCTAGAGCACGGATATCCATGAAGCATTGAGGACTCATAGCCATATATAGCTTATCATATGGAATATTGTTTTCTTGTAGGAAGACAATATACTTCTCAATACACTCTAAAGCAGACAAAGCACCAGTTGCACGGGTTGCTGAGGTAGCTGAGGGAGCACCCCAATAACCTAGATTTCGTGTACCACTGGATGCGGTATCATTATCATCACCAAACACAAGGTCTTCAAGATCAGCGTAACCCATCGTTGGACGAGGATCACCTGAAAGTCGAGTTGTAACCGCAGCGCGAACAAGATAAGAATAAATTTGCTTGTCTCTAACATTAGCTAGAGTCAAAGCAGCTTGTCTTGCTAGTTCGTTTCGGAATTCCCACTGTGTTTGCATGAGGTCAATATTGTCGATCTCAAAGTGAGCAGCCATGGGTCGCTTGTCTAAGATTAGTTGGAAAGTCTTAGCTGTTGAAGCAGCACCACCAATTAATTCGACACCAGCGTCCCAAGAGGGCTTTAGATCTACGGTACCAGTTACTGGTATTTCAACCGTAGTACCGCTAGGAATAACTCTTGTTGTTACAAGAGGTTCAAACATATTAAATTCGTCATAAGCGTGGATAACCTCGCCAGACCAGATAGGAAGCCAAAGCTTACCACCTGTAGTATTGAGACCGCTTATCGCGCCCCCAACAGTTGTACGATAAGGTAAACCAGCAGCGGTTACATTATCGCCTGAGATAAATGCAGACATATCGCATTCCTCCTAAAAATTAAAGTAAAACTATTGTCACGGTTTGTTCTACTCTACGTTCAGGATTGTTCTTTCGAGTCCTTACTGTAGCGGAACTTAGTAGCTTGGTACTATCCATTGCCTCTATTAGGAGGGGGATTCATACACCTTAACTAAGTTTCCCTTTATGGGGTCCGCTTTTCCCCTTTATACCGGAAGTGTGTTCCAATCTGTTATAGCCATTCTATTTTGAACCATGTCTCTATATTGTGGCTCAAACTGGAACTTAGGATCATTTCTTTCAGCCGTAAATTCTCTTCTATTTTTGTAAGGAAGAGTACCAGTTTGACTTGCAGCAACCTGTGTTAAATTAGGGTTCGGAGCTGGCTCCTTACTCTTTGCACTGGTTACAGCATTGTCATACATGGATGCGAGACCCCGAAGGGTAATCTCATACGATGAAGAAGACAATCCCATATTCACTTCTTGCATATCTTCTGGAGACAGAGTACTGCTAGCCCATCTAAAGACCTTATCTAAACGATCTTTACCGCCAACAGTTTTAGCAGCGTTTGAGTAACTCTCTCGCAGCCTAGCCTTCTGTGCTCCAACATAATCTTCAAGCATTCTATCCGTAAAACCAGTACGCTGCTTGATCTCATTTCTGGTTTCGTCTGTAAAATCTCCATTAGCCGCAAATTCCATAGCCCACCCATCATAAGTAGCTTCATCTACACCATAAGATTCACTTGATTCTTCTTCATGCTCAATATCTTGAGTTGGTATACGAAGTTCATTAGTTAGGTGAGGCTCTGATGGTTCTTCTTTTTGCGGGGAAGCAACCTGTTCCTCTATCTGGGTCTTTAGTTGAGATAACTCTTGTTGACCCTGTGTATAGTTCTTCTGTGCTTCTTTTAAACTATCGAACCATGCTCCAGCATCTTCAAAGTTGCTAGGAACCTGCTCTTCACTAGTTTCTATATGAGTAGAGAACGCTGTTTTCTCGTGCTCATATTGTATTTCTTCAGGTGTTCTTTCGTGAGATTGTTCCAGTGGAGTCTCACCTTCTACGCCTTGTGTTCTTTCTGTATCTACGTCTGCCATAAAATATTCTCCTTACGATTATTCTGTTTCCCCAGAGTCAAAGGATTTTTGTCAGGAGACCCATGCCCCCTGAAACACCTATTGCAATAAATGCAGCCCACATAGCTGCTTTAGTTTGTAATATTACAATATGTTTTTCAATCTTTGCTAACCTTTTATCCATTACATCTAACCTTCTATTAGTTCTTTCAAGTTCATTGATTACTAGACGCTTGTATTCCGTCCATCCATTCTCATGAGTGTGTGTCTCCCAAGCATCTGGTGGTAACATATTTACCTCGTTAGTCCTATGCAATCCGATGCAGTAAAACCTGCACCACTACCAGAACTTATGCCTTTGTTAGCAATTTGTACAATGGTATTGCGTTTAAGTTTCTTAACTTCAGTTGTAAGATCTGATTTGATTACAGTGAAGTCTACTACAGGATCATTAAAATATCTATCATTTATATATTGAACAGCACTAGCTCTTTCCGCAGTACTAAGTGATTTACCATTCCAAATAATATACTCAGCTATACTACCATATAATTCTTGAGTATAGGCAGAACCAGTCCACCTAGTACCCATAAAAAATCATCAGTTCCAGATAAATCTGTTGAATTAGATACAGAAGAACCATCTGTCGCTCCATTAAGATATAGTTGAACATTATTAGAAGAGTCTCTAGAAACACCTAAGATATGCCAAGTATCTAGAGCCAAGGTAGTTGCACCTATTGGATCTGTGCCATCCATCCAAAAAGTTGCTACGTTATTATTAGCATTATTTTTTCTTACCCACTGCCAAGCACTAGCAACAGTATCTTTTGCTGCTATAGTTTGATAGGCTGTACCACTATCAAAATAAACTAAAGACATCATCTCAAACTCATCAGCAAAATCCAATCTAGTAAAATCATCTACTTTAAGATATGCATTTGTTCCATCAAAGGT